TTACGGTGGAGACGGTCCAGACCCTGTCCGGCTGGCGGGCCATCGAGCAGGGGAAGCGGAAAGCCCTGCCCAAGATCCTGGAGGCCCAGACCATTGGCAGGGACGACCAGCCCAAGTTTGACAAGGTAACCTACACCGTGGAGAAGTACGGTGACCGGCTGCCTGTGTCCAGCGAACTGCTCCAGGACAACACGGCGGGGCTGCTGCGGTTCCTGGCTGGGTGGTTCGCCCCCAAGTACATCCTGACGAAGAACACCCTGCTGCTGGGCCTGTTGAAAGGATTGGAGAAGTCGGTGACCCTGCCGGCGGGCGGCGAGGCCAAGGCGCTGCGCCGTGCCCTGATCTCTCAGCTGAACACCGCCCACAGCGCCGGAGCGGTGCTGTTGACCAACCAGAACGGCTACGCCGAAATGGACGGCTGGGAGGATAAGAACGGGCGTTCCCTGTTGGTGCCCAACCCCGCCGATCCCAGCGTCTACCGGCTGGGCGGGCGTCGGGTGGTCTACGGCGACAACGACCTCATCCCCGACGAGGAGGGCAAGGCACCCATCTATGCCGGCAAGTTCCAGGCCGTGGGCACCCTGTTCGTCCGCAAGGGCATCGAGGTGGCTGCCACCGACGTGGGTGGCGACGCTTGGGCCACCGACACCTGGGAGTTGCGGGGCCTGTGCCGCATGACTGCCGAGGCTATGGACAAAAATGCCGCTTTCAAGGCGCTGATCGGCGGCACCCAGGCTGGAAGCTGATGGCACCCCGGAAAACCAAAGCGGACGCCGCCAAGCTGGAGGCCTGCAAGAAATATATGCGGGTAGAGGGGGCTGACGAGGACGACGTCATCGCGGCCCTGATGGGCGCCGCTGAGGTGTATCTGTGGGGGGCGGGCATCCTCCCGGAGTGGTCGCCCCCCGCTCTGTACAATCTGGCTCTGTGGGGGTTGACGCTGCACTACTATGACCACCGGGAAGCGGTGGGAAACGAGTCCGCTTTCCCCATCGGGCTGCGGCCGGTCATCAACCAGTTGAAGCTAACGGCGGTGTCCAAGTCGGACACCGCCGAAGGGGAGTGAGCGCATGGGCAGTGTAATTGACGCCGGGAGGCTGTCGGAGCGGCTGGAGGTGCTGGAGCTGAGGGAGACGGAGCCCGGTATCTGGACCTGGGAGACCGTTCGTAAGACCTGGGCCCAAGTGACACTGGATGCCGGGCAGCGGAAGAACCTGTTTTCCTCGGTGGGCATCGGGGCCAGGAATACCTCCCTGGTGCTCCGCCGGCAGGACCTCACCCTCCACAATGCTTTCAGCTGGAAAGGACAGCACCTGTTCCTCACCGCAATCCTCCCTCAGGGGCGGGGCCATCTGGATATCTCCGCGGCCTTGGTACAGCTGGAGACGATCCGGCTGGTACCTGTCAGCGGAGACCAGGGAATGACGTTCCCCGGGGTGCTGACAGAGAAATATCTGGCCCACCGCCAGGAGTGGCCCATGTCTGTCAACGATCTGGAGCTGGTGCTGGTGGTCCCCAAGATCATACAGCTCCAGCCTGGACGGCTGGTGGAATGTCTGGGCGCTTCCTGGGAGGTGCTGGTCCCCCGTGAGCTAGATGAGTTCAAGAATGAGTATGAGATTGGACGGAGGGCGGAGCTGTGAGCGTATCAAGAAACCTGGAACGAGAACAGGTGCGCCGGTTTGTCCAGTATTGGGACCGGCTGCTTCAGGTGGTTCCAGAGGCCCGGAAAGAAGCCGTGGAGGCCGCCGGCGAGGCGGTGAAGCGGTCCCTGAATACTCAGATCCAGAGCGCCAACCTGAGTAGCGGGGAGGCCAAGGGCCGAGTAAAATCCTGGCAGGAGCTCCGGCTGGGCAGCGGGGGCGGCTGGGCCACTGTGTCCCCAATGAAAGGAACTGTTTACTCCTGGGACCAGCGGGCAAATTTCGGTGCGCGGGCCCGGCAGCACACATGGCGCGGCAGGGCGGTCACAGCCCGGCAGGTGACCGGCTGGCTGGAACGGGGCCACGGCATCAGGCCAAGCGGCTATGTAGCCGGGCGCCAGTTCTACGCCTATACCAAGGATGATGCCCAGCAGATCGCCCTGAAGGCAGCAGATAAGGTGTTATCCAGAATCGCAGATGAGGTGGATTTCTGATGGGAACGTTGAGCAGCGTGGACATTATGGAGGCGGTGGAGAAATCGCTGAACCGCCTCTACCCCGGCGAGCCGGTGTACTGGGATTATCTGCCCAGAGACGTCGAGCGGCCCTGTTTTACTCTGGAGTGCCCCCGGACGGCGGGAGAAGATATGAACGCAGTGTTGGTCCATCGGGAAGCGGATATTTTGGTGACCTGTTATGCCAAGGTGGACGCCTACAGCGACAGCAGCCGCAAGGAGCTGGCCCGCCGGCAGGGTGCGGTCCTGGATCTGTTTGCCCAGGGCTTCCTCCGGGTAAAGGACCGGGCGGTGACAGTGGCCGGGGAAAAGGGGGAGCAGATCCCGGCGCTGGCGACAGTGACCGGCCTGTTCTCATGGACGGATGGACGCCCCGCCCTCCCGGACCCGGAGGCCCCCTACGACCCGAACAACCCCAACGCTCCGGAGGGAGCGAAGATCCCCAGGATGGAGCATTTTGAAATCAACGAGGAGGAGATCAAATGAATGAGACAATCGGCCTGCCCAAGCTGAAAATTGCCTTTGAGGCGGCGGCCCAGGCGGTGGCTAACCGGTCCAAGAAAGGTTATGTGGGCGTGATCGTCCGGGACGAAAAGGCCCAGGGCCTGCACAAGCTGAGCAGCGACACCATGATCCCCCTGGAGCTGGGGGAGGTCAATAAGGCACACATCAAAGCCGCCTTCGAGGGCAGCGACCGGGGCAGGCCCAGCCTGGTCTACCTGGTTGTCATCCCGCCCGCAACGGAGGGCGATACCACCACAACCGCCCTGGAGTCCGGCCTGAAGCAGCTGGAGGCGGTGAGCGTGGACTATCTGGCCGTCCCTGCCGATGTAACCGATGCGGAGCTGACGGTGATGGACACCTGGACCAAGGCGCAGCGGGCCGCCTATCGGACGGTGAAACTGGTACGGCCCCTCACCGGCGAAGGCAGCGACGATATGGGCATCATCCAGCTGGAGGAGACCGGGCTGAAGGTGCTGGGCAAGGCGGTAACCCCGGCCAGCTACTGCGCCCGGATGGCCGGCATCCTGGCGGGCATCCCTATGTCCATGAGTTCCACCTATGCCACTCTGCCCGAGGTGACGGCGGTGACGGAACGCAGCGAGGCGGAGCAGACGGCCGCCATCGACGCCGGCAAGCTGATCCTCATCCACGACGGCCAGAAAGCCAAGATCGCCCGGGGGGTCAATTCTCTGGTGACCATTCCGCCCAAGGGCAAGAGCGACTGGCGGTTCATCAAGATCGTGGAGGGGATGGATCTCATCACCTACTACCTGCGCACCACCATCCAGGACAGCTACATAGGCCAGTACGCCAACACCTACGACAACAAACAGCTGCTGGTGGCGGAAGTCCTGGAATACCTCCAGTACCTGGAGGGGGCCGGCGTTCTGAACCCTGGGCAGAGCTTCTGCCAGATCGACTATGAGCGGCAGCTGAACTACCTGAAGAGTCAGGACGTGGATACCGCGCAACTGACTGAGCAGGAGGTGCTGGAGTATCAGACGGACAGCTGGGTGTTCCTGCGCTGCGGCGGCCGGCTGACCAACGCCATGGAGGACTTTGAGGTCCTGTTCAACAATCTGTAAGGGAGGAGCAGACAATGGCAAGAACAATCGACAGCGCCAAGCGAGTCATCAGCGGCACCCACGGCGCCGCCTGGCTGGATGGGGAGAAGATGGCCGAGACCACCGCGCTCCAGGCGAAGCTCAGTAAGAACAAGGAGACCATCAATCTGTGCGGTCAGTTCATCTCCGACACCAAGGCCATGAGCGCCACTGGCACCGGGTCGCTGACCCTCTACAAGGTGGACAGCGGCCTGATTCAGAAGATGCAGGACCTCCAGGACGGGGTGGACCGGCGGTTTACCGTGGTGTCTGCCCTGAAGGACCCGGACAGCTGGGGAGCGGAGCGGATCGCGCTGTATAACGTCAGCTTCGATGATCTCACGCTGGCTGACTGGGCCGCCGCCGCCACCGGGA